CGTCCACCCTCCCTTCTTCGAGCTGTTCATGATGCCATACAAGTCCATTGCCTTATCACCAGCAGACCTCTTCTTCGCAGAGAATCCGCCGCTGAAGTCAGTAGTGTAGGGAGGCTCGAATTGAGAGGGTAATGTCAACCACCTAGGCGTAACGTTGTTCCCACCGGAACCAGCAACGACTTGTGTTATAGTGACACGACAATTCCCAGCAGTGGAAGCCAACGGGGATGCTCCTGCAGTAGCGGTGAATTTAGCAGCCAAAGTGGAAGTGTTAGTGATGAGATTCACAAGAGCGGTAGCGAAGTCGGCCCTCGTCAAAGAAACAGAACCGGGATAAATTCCTATTTCATAACTGCTGTTTCCAGTGGTATAATCAAAAGTTCCGCTTGACAGTTTTTTGAACTTGATAGTGTAATTACTCCCGTCACTAGCAGTGAGCCACAAAGTTGCATTACTGAAAGTGTCTCCCCCACTGACATAAGTCGAATTGAACAAGGTCAGTAGATAATTGTTAACGCTTATGAAATCCTTAACACCTGTAATTGATGATGTGGACCCATGAGTCGTAGCGAAGTCAATGAGACTTGACGACTTATTATTTGTGCCTACTATGGTCTTGTCATCGGTGAAAACCCCGTTTATCACAATAAGGCCTCCATTCATGTTCATGTCTATTCCAACACGAATGCCTCCTGCAAACGGTGTTGGTATAGGACCAGTCTTACGATTGGTCGTGAATGCTATGTTAGTGGCATCCAACTCGGTGAGAGCGCCACTCTCGTGAACAAGTCTTATCGGAGTGCCCGTTGCTGCTACCATGATTCAAATCCCCATATCTCAATAGCCAGTGTATACTGGTCTACTAGTAGTGCCTCCCAAACTCCTTGCTACTTCCTCTTGAATCATACCGCTAATCTCTATAGCCAAATTCCTCTTATCAGTTTGGTCAGTAACGCCACCGACATCTATGTGGATGGTAAAGTTCTGAGTGACGCCTCCTTCTACCGTAGTCCCAGCAGCAGCAGCAGCAGCAGTAGTGTCTTTCCCGCCCGGAGTTATCCAGTCTATGAGGTCTCCAACTCCACTTACTAACCAATCCTTGATTTTACCAATGAGGTCCCAGATATACTCAAATGGTGCTTTCAAAGTATCAATTACCGGCACGAGTTTGTCTCTTATATCGTTCCTCAACTCAGTGAACTTATCTCTGATGCCCCCTAACTTGGTCGAGATGGTCTCTACTAGATTACCTAGTTTCTCTCTGATTACACCTACCTTCTCAAAGATGGTTTCTATTATGTTTCCAAGTTTCTCTCTAATAATGTCTGGAATCCCCATTATCTTGTCTTTGAGATTACCTATGTTCTCTTCTGTTCTAGTTTTGAAATTCTCCCATCTCTCTGGTAATGAGTCAATTCCCTCTTTCATATTGGTCATAAAATTATTCCATATGTCTCTTAGAATGTTGAAGACCCTGCTACCAATTTCTAACAAGGGGTCGAATATGGGCGCTAAGTGTTCGTCATACACCTCTTTGATTTTCTCCCAAGCATCTGTTGCTAGTTTTGTGACCTTCTGCCACATTTTACCCAAGAACTCACCTATCTTCCCAATGCCAGATTGAATGCCCGTCATTGCACTACTAATTATGCTCGTTGAGGAATTGACAGCCGATAGGCTTGTGATGAGGCTTGCTAGCGCCATTAGAAGTCCTCCTCAAAATTAAGGAACGAGTAATCCAATGATATTACCTCACTACTACCACTATCGCTACTAACACGAGCCCTCTCCATCGTCTTCTTCTCTTCTTCCTCTATGGCCATAGCCCAAACTAGCGATTGGCTGAAAATCTCCTCGCTCATTTGGTATACCTCTGTTAGTGAAATTCCGTAGTGTTTTGCTATCAAGTAGGCGAACAACTGTAGTTGCAGCGTTATATCCTCAGGAGTCTCTATTGACTTCTTATTGAGGAAATGCTGAACCTTCAACTGTTCGCCTTGGTAAAACCCCCTTGCATCGCCTCCGCAAGTTCGTCAGGCTTCGGAAGCAGGGAAGCCAATTGCTCCCCTACGTAAGCATTGAGTTGTGTCATCTCTTCAGTAGTGAGTTCTGGATTGGTGCCAACCACCCAGTTGGTGAAAGCGTACTTCCAATACGCCTCGAGGTCTAAGGTGACCCCGTCGCCCCCTACCACAAACATCATCTGTGCGGCTTTCTGGACATCTAGGAAGGTAATCTCCCTTATCCACACCTCCATAACGCTATCCGGGTCATCCGGGTCAGCGCTTATCTTATGTTGGTGTTCATTCTTCTTCGTCAATATTTTGTTTTTGTTCGCTACTTTCATTGTCAGTCACTTCCTCGGTTACAGCCACTTCTTCAGTGGGGGCATCCGACGACGCTTCAACTGCCTCTTTCAAGGGGGCTTCAGCCTCGTCATCTGTCGGTTGTGCTTCTGTGATACCTTCATCGTCTCTTCGTAGTCTTAGTACGACATCTGCTTTGGTGCCACGTATCGTTAATCCTCTATGTCTGCATACGTCTTGCAGTTCACGGATGGTACACGAATCGTATTCATTGAATGAGAATGGGGAGTCCTTAGGAGCCTCTTCAGTCTCAGGCTCAGGCTTGGGTTCTGTCTCAGCCTTTTTCTTCCCTAAAACGGCTTCTGTTGCTGCCTTAACCCAAGAAGGTTCCTCCTCTTCCTCCTCTATGGAGACCTCTTGAACTGTAGGGGGGAAGAGTACAGCATCAATTTGAGAGCGCGTCTTGAGGGAAACCACCTTATCGTCATCAAAATCTAATTTGCTCCTCAACCAAGACAAGTACTCTTTTCTTGAGTGCCTGTTATAGAATCTGATTCTCTTCTTCATTTCTACCATTATAATGCCTCAGGAATGTAGAAGTGTGTCCTTGGCAATAACGTGCATTGATTTAGGCATAATCTTGAGAGCCGAGCGTAGTGGTCCTTTGTCCTCTGGTACCGGAAGAGGGGCTTCTGTGATGAAGTAGTCATCAATTATTATGTCCATGCTCTCCCTAACACCACCTGCACCCTGCTTGGTGAAAGAGAGGCGTATCATATCGAGGTCTGTGGTATCGCTAGTATCATCATCAAAGTTGTCCACTCCCCTCCTCATGTTGTGGTAGAAGACAGGGTCATCCACTATTATCTCCAAGTCCAAGTTATACTCGGTCTTTCCTTCCACCGCTATTGCTGGATTTCTTGAGCCACCGAATGGAATTTGGTCAGTCTCTGAATCAGCAATGGTGTTGCCCGTTATGGTGTAGTACTGCTGCACCCCAGTGCTACCACTCAAAGTGAAGCCTACCACCTGTCCCAAGGTCACTCCCTTCACTTTGATAATGCCGTTGTAGAACATGAATGGCTTCTGAGTCCTCTTGGCTATTCCTGACTCCTTGCGTTTGACCTCGGTATTGGCGGTGTCCTCGAATAGTCTATGGCAATCATATCTATCTCCATCATTAGACGTTTCCAAACGACCTGTATCGGTATAACAAAGAGCGGCATCGAAGTTCACAGTCATTCTGAGAGCAGCGTCTGTGTCTGCCTTGAGAGAGAAGTCCTTGACCTTGCATCCACGGAAGACCCTAGTTAGTTGCTTGGTATCACCAGCGCTGCCATCTGTGATAACGTCATTCTCGTTGTCATTCCTCCTGATGCTGACCTCCATTGCGAATGATGGGACCGTGCTCCTAGAGAAGAGTAGACGCTCTACTGGGTTCTGTATGTTACCATATGTAGCAGCGGCAGTCTCCATATGAGGGCTACCGTAACCATTGTCTGCGCTGAACTCGCTGAAGTAGATGTTAGTAGCAGCAGCATGAGCGAAGTTCAATGGGTCGTCAAGCCAAATCTTGGAGTTGTTGATAGCAGCAATCCTACGAACCTCGGTCTTGTTAGCAGTGCTTATGATGCTATCAGCGCCATTGACTGGCCAATTGCCGTCACTGGAAGTCTCCCTGTTCACCTTGATATCCGCAGTTTCACTATCCACAATCCAGACATAGTCACCAGCCGCTGGATGGGTGGCAGAACTACTTACTACTGACAGTTCGGCCAGTGTGGTGCCAGTGTATGTGATGTAACTGTCTCCGGGATTGGTAGCAGCATCCAAAGCAGTAGGAGTAGTGCCAGCACATAGAGCAGCAGGACTGTAATAGAGGCTCTCACCTGCTCCTAATGCCACTTTGATGCCGCCGCCACAAGTTATTGTGCTACTAGCCGCAGCATCATTTATCCCTGTAATGTGCCCTACGAATTGCCCGTATTGATTGAAGAGAGCATCGCCTCCGTCTAACTGACCAACAGTAGGCACATTGCTGATTGGTATCGCTGTCGAGTTTGTAGATACAGCATGTGCTCCATCTGTGGTGACAGCAGTCTCATCATCTGAGGTCTGAGTTGCTAGGTAAACTGGCATCTTGACCGCTTCATGACCGAGAGCGTAGTAGAACCAACGAGCGTTGTGGATATTGCACTCGAAGGAGCCCCCAGTATTGATGAACTTGCCCGGAACCTGCACAGCGACATCGCGTCCTAGCCCAACTACGTGGAACCTCTTCAAGTCCACTTTAGTCTCAGGGAGGGCTACTGTGCCCACCAAACCCACGAACTGGTCTGTCAAAACACGTTCTGCCGAAGAATCAGCATTGGCATGGAAACCCATACCGACATCCATCGTAGGAGTCTTGTATGGGAGTATGTGCATCACGTCACCAGCCTGTGATGTCTGTGTGTTAGTGTGGTCCACAGCCAATGCTGGGCTAATAGTGAGTTCAGTAGCACTATTAACTACAGCGTGCTTGACTATTGTGAAGGTCTTGCCTGTACGAGAGTAATCATCATCTATGCTGAGATTACCACCACTGGCTATATCGAACACTATCTTTGAACCTACTAGCATTCCCACTGGGTACGCGAGTTTCGCAGCAGCCACCGGGGTATCCGCAGTCCCGCCAGCAAGCACTATGATGCTGGTATCTGCAATTAAGTCACGACCAGCAGCCTTTCCTGAGAATGTGAAGTCTGCATCAGAATTGTAGTTGTGTGCAAGCACGAGCCCCGACTCATGACCGAAGGTAATTTCGGATAAATCTCCCTTGTAGACTGTTGACGGCGGCATCTCTATCACATCATGGGATTAGTTCCGCAAAGATAACTACTTCTATCTGAAACGTCGTTCTGAACAACATCTTGGACCTATCTGACAAGTCCGTGCGAGTCTTGAAGACCAACCTGTCGAAGTTAGTCCCGTCCCCTTTCCTCTTGGTGTGGACGCATCTGCGAATCTCATTCTCCATATCCTGCATATGAGAGCGACTCTTCATGGTCCTAGAATCGAGTGTGATATTAATGCGAGTCGTGACAAAGTCGTAGAGCATCTCTGGAGTCTCTTCGTTGTGTGCGGTCTCGAAGACCAGAACATAATCACGGTTCTTCATGTCCAATCTTTTCCCACGCTCCGCTCCGACTTCGGCAATGTCTATGATTACCGGCTTGTAATTATTGGTGTTTCCTCTGTTCCAATTAGTATCTAGAACGTCTATGACCGCGTTAATTCCCTCTAGCCAAGTTGCAGTCATCTACTAGCCTCCGACATAGGCGTTATCTTCTGCCCTAGATATTCGAACCCTAATTCTCGCATCTGAGGATTGGCTTCGGTAAGCATCCTCTCGTCTACAACGTCTAAAGCGAACTTCGCTTCCTCGAAAGAAGCGGGCTGCTGAGTACTGATGTTAATGATTACGCCTTCTTTTTTCATCAAGCCCGAGTTCCTGAGTTCATCGGTCTCTTTTGCTTCTCTCAAAGAAGGTGGGTTGGTGGTGAAGAACTGCCGCATCTGCTCTTGTGCCGACGTATCAGCGATGAAGGCCTCTTTGATTGCGCCTCTAGTCTCATCAACTGCATCCTCAACCAAAGGAAACCACCTCCACGTAACGAGTAATAGTCCTGTCTATGTCAGCCCTATAAAGTTGAATCTTGGATGATAAGTCCACGTTCTGCGTACCCTCTGGTATGAGCACGCTTCTGTCATCGCTCATCAGTAAGTCGATAGCCACCATCTTAGTGCAGATGTCTTCGATTCCCTTCTCTATGTATCTCTCTCCATAGATATAAGCGACCTTGATTGCGTTCCACTCGAAGAATGGATATGAATTATTGAAATAGATTATTCCCATCTCTGGGTCTAACCACCAATCCCTCAGTCTCCCCTTGTCACCGCTGGAGCCTTGAAGGTCGATATTGAATTTACTTTGTGAAATTGTATCATTTTCTGAGACCGAATAAGTATTCAATGTGGTCAATGGCGTTCCTATCACATTGACGCAACCAGTCAGTGAAGTGAGAGTCTTGCCTGTGTAACTGAAGACCTCACTACCAATCAATGCCACTCCAGCATAAGTGAGAGCACTTGAATCCACACAAGAAATGGTAGTTTCAGTGACAGCGTCTATTATCCCAACAGTCAAGGTTGCATCTCCATTACCACCAGAAACTGTGAGGACATCTCCTACTTTGTAATCGGAGCCAGCCGCTACTGTAGAATTGATATCATCAATCACACCATCAGATACACCCACGCTTGCTTGATAATCAGTACCAGTGCCACCAGTTACGCTGACTGTCCCAGCAGAATAACCAGTCCCCCCAGTTGTGATAGAAACGCTATACACTCCACCACTCACAGTGGCGTTACCATTAGTGGTTTGACTTATGCCGATATTACTATCAGTAGTGACAATAGAAGCAGACTCACCAGCGTTAGTATCCCTCATACTGGTTATCTTCACCTTACCAGTCCCATAGTCCGAATTGGCAGAGGCTAGGAACTCGTTGTGGACTGCTACATTAGATGTGCTTCCCTCCAATGTGAACGCAGGAGAGAAGTCCACGGCTGTCTTGCTCACCCTGTCCTCCTTGTTGATGAGGTCAACTAAATTTTGTGCAGATGTGACGTTGTCAAAATCCGCTCTCCATTGCCCCGTTGCTGTTCCCGGAGCCAAAATAGCCGAACTTCCGTTTCCCGGAGACAACACTATGGAACCAGTGATGCCTCTTACATCTCCGGGGAGTTCGAGACGAGCCTCAGCAGCACCAATCTCTCGATAGTCAGCCCCTTGCCAGAGTTCGAGTCTCAGAATCTGCTGTACGTTACGGAATAGAAGAGGAGTCGTACCTACGTAATCAGTGTAGTACCGACGACGATATGGCTTGTAGGTATCGAAGTTGATGTACTCTGCAGTAACCAAATACGGTCTCCAAGAATTATGAGTCAAATTGTCTATTCTGTCTTGCATCCTCTTGATGATTGCCTCCACCTTATCCTTGGTGAGCCCTCGAGTCTTACCGTTGGTGAAGGACGCTTGGTTTTGGACGTATGTATTATCGGCTGCTTGATAGTTAGTGACTGCTAGACCCTCACTGATAAAGCCGAGAGCGACACCGTTTATCGTAGAGGATATCTCTGTTATGACCGCTGTGATGCCCATCGGGTCGGCATCGCTGTAGATGAGTATGGTGTCATCGACTGAGAATCCTATATTCCTGTAGTCGCTACCAGTGACGTATACCTTAGCGACATCGTTGGCAGCACCAACAATAGTGGATAGAGTCGTGTCTGATGACACTAGGACTGCTTCTTGTGGCCCTATGTCAAGTAAGTCAGCGACCTTCTGTGCTGTGGTGTAGAAAACGGCATCTGGATTGAGTGGCCTTGTCTCTGGCTCACCCGGACTGAACACTTGTGGCATTAGAGCCTCGCCCCCTCGTTACGGTGGCCAAGGTTGTACTCCATAGGCCTATTGCAACCACCGCAATTCGCCTTCCATAGAAAATGGAGCATGCCGCAATGCTTGCAACGGGTTCCTGCACCTATATCGAGTATGTCACTGACATTTGTGTTCCTCTGTCGCTGCTCGCTGGTCACCCCAGCCAACGGCCTCTCTGTGTTGAATACCGAGCCGGTCCCAAGAGACTCGGCCAGTCTTACGTTCTCTTTTTGAGCACGAGAGATGTCATCAAAATCGAGGGTTTTCAACTCGAAAGTCATTCATCTCCCTCACCATCAACTCGTTGTCACTATGATATAGAAATTCCCCAGCACCTGAACCGGGTCTGCCGATACGCAGGTGTTAGTGGATATCGCTTCGCTAATCGCGGTTTGAATAGCGCCAATGTTGTTCACAAAGTATTGGGGCGAATAAGGCCCAAGTATTGTGACGCTCTTTGCCATGCTGGGTCACCGCCATCAAGAGCGGTTACCTATAGCCATAAACTTGTAGTCAGCGCCGCTAACTACTGCTCCTAAGTTTACTGTAGACCCATCAATACTATCGCTTGTTGCTGCTCGTACAGTGCCCCCTGTCCCGTTAATCGTAAACGAGTCTATGCTTGCAAGCAAGCCAGAGAAATCTATGTGCCCACTGGTTGCACCTGCGGCGGTCAGTGTTCCTGTTATCACGGCTTTGTTGCCAAATACTGTCGGTCTTGGGTCAATTGCTAATGTTGCTAGTAATGCCATATTCTATCACTCCTATTCTGTTTCTTCCTCTGCCTCGGGCTCAGTTGTCTCAGGCTCAGGGGCGGGGGGATTTAGATATTCCTCTACCATTCCTAGCAAAGCACTCTTTGTCTTGTATCCCAAACCCATGTCTACATCTCGCTCATTCAACCAAGCAGTGATATCTGCCCTACGCCATTGTACGTCGGGAAGACCGTCATTGCCTGCATCGGATGAAAGACCTTCATCACCTGAGAGTTTCCAATGGGACAATGGAAGAGCCGTTCTCCACTCATCCACCCATTCTTGTGAGACCTCCCTAGGGGAGAGCCTGTAGAATGGGGCGGAACTGTCAGGCGCTCGCCTGAACCAATCCGGTCCCAAAAACTCTACTATAGGCAGCCTAGCCACCTCAGTTATACATCACTAATAGTTGCGCTGCTGCTACTGCACCGTCAGTAATCATGTCGATTTGAAGACCGGAGTGGCTTGCACCTACTCCATTCGCTACTGACGCATCTTGGTTGGAAACGAATGTTCCAAGGATTGCACTTGCTCCACCACTCAGTGTTAGTGTGTTGGTATCTGCCACTGCCGTCAGTGTGATTATTGCCATCTTTGGTGCCGGGTCATATCCAGTTGCTCCGCTAGTGTTGGATGCTTGGAAAGTTCCGGGTCCACCACCGGGGTAAGACACGTCTGCTGCTCCATCTAGCCATTCTCCTGTATCGTGTGAACCCGCTCTGAGTTCCCATGCACCCACTAAGGTTGCTGCCATAGTTCCGCCTGCTGCTGTTACTGTTAATTCTGTTGCCATAATTTTTTCACCTCATTTCTCCTTTCAATCTCATTCCTCACGACAAGTCGCGTATGCTCCCTTGGCCTCCAAAGAAAGTAGTCCAAACCTCTCCCATCGTTCGGTAGAGTCCTTCCTGACCCAACCTGTTGATGGCGAACGGGTCACCAGTCTCGATTCCTGACTCGAAGTACTGGGTCGGTATCGCCGTGCTGAAGTAGAGATAGTCAGTGTCTAGGTAGTACATCCTGCCGATACCATCAGCCACCACGTCCTTGGACGGGATGATGGGAACACCGTTGTAGGTGGCCACGATGAACCCGGCCTCCATACCCGGAACACCCTTCACACCGTTGTAGGTGGGGGTGACCCTCTTCTCTTCCATGAACCTCTGCTGGCTCTGCAATAGTTGCTGCAGGCGCATCAGGGTGTCGTACTTTGTCAGAATGACCTTGGGATTGCCACCGCGCACCCAAACCTTCTGGAATAGTTCGTCCAGATGGTCTAGGCTCAGGGTCCTGTTAGTACCCTTGGTGCCAGATGTGCTTACCTCAGCCTCCGACCAATGGTTAGTCGATGCGTTCCTGTCAATGCTGTAGATGTCTGCGTCAGTTAGGTTACCATAGTCTCCAGAGGCAGTCGTTGTTGCGCCTGCAAAGTCCATAGTGTTAACAGCGTTTCCACTTGCTGTTATGGCGCCAACAGTAATCCTGTCAAGCGACTCAAAGTTGTTACCAGCAACTGTGTCAACATCTGCAGTTAGCATCAAGTTGACCATCTCAGCGTGGTGCTTACCCATCTCTTCCTTGAGGACCTGACGAATGTCGCCTAGGCCATCGTCCTTGTCAGCGAGGAAAATCGCTGTCTCAGACATATCGAAGGTGTGCGCGATAGTCTTGGGCTTAGCGGCCACGTGCTCGAAGACCGGCTTGACCGTCTCGGGCAGGGTTGCGTTCTCAGCAACACCACCGTGGACTGCGCCAGAGTTCGGCTTGTCCGTGATGACTCGCCATCCTGACCTGTCCCAAGGCTTCTTGGGAAGGATGCTGAAGGCGTTGAACTCTTGGTTCATCTGTGACCAAACTTTGCGTCCGTAGATTGCTTGGTAGGTCCCTCCAGTGGTAGATAGCATCGGGGCGTCTGCCTTCAGCAGTTCACTGCCTGTGTACGTGTAACCCATTGCGTTTCCGGCGCCATAGTAATAGCGCTCCATGTCTGTTATTGTCCGAATATAGTTTCTTGCCATTTTCTCATCTCCTTTTTAATTTTCAGTCATCCCCGAATGCCCGATTCGCAAGGTTATGTACCTCACTCCATGACATCTCAGCGAGGGCCTCGGTTGAGGGCACCTCTACATCTGGTAGGGATTTTACACTCTTCTGGATATCCTCGCCTGTCTCAGCAGTGGTTCCAATGTTCTCGATGCGCTCTGTGAGCGCCTCGATGCTTTTATGAATCTCAGCAAGGGGGCCGCGAGCGTCGAACTCGAGGGCCGCCTGCTTGGTCACCTCATCATTTCGCTCGTGCGTGTAACGAGTATTGAACTCCTGCTCCAAGGCGCCCTTGAACTCCTGCTCGAGAGCAGCAGCCTTGTAGACCTCGTAAGCCGCCTCCACATCCCTTCCGCTCACGCGGTCTGGGGTAAGGAAGTCGCCCTTCTTGACATTGCCGCCTCGTGAGAGACCAGATGCCGATAGAGCGTTGGTAGATGGTTTACCGCCTTCTTGCGCTCGACCCTTCACCTGTCCACTCCTCTGCGGTAGGCTCTGCTCCAACTCCTCGGGGGTTGAACCAGCGTTTGCCTTGGCTAAGTCATCAAAGTGCGTTCGTGCAGCATTTGTGTCCACACCAGCGCTCTTCAGACTAGACTCCATCCAATCCAAATACTCAGAAGAAATGACATCTGAATACTCATTTTCATCAGACAATTTCAAATCCTCCTTTTTGTCATCTTTCTTATCATCACCATTATCATCGTCATCATCACCGTTATCGTCTTTCCCTGCCAAAAACTCAGGCGGAAGACCCTTCTCCATGGAGTCGAGCCTTCCCTCTAGCCTAGAAAGTACATCAGTCATTTGTGACATAACGTTTTCATCTTCTTCTGTCATTTTGTTCACCTTTTCTTTATCTTCTTTTAGTATCCTAAATGTTGCTTCTGGATTTATTCCTTTTTCACAGATTGTTACTTCGTGAAGTTCTAGTTTACTGATTTCTTGGTAGTCGCCGTGCACTGGGTCTGATTTTCTGACTCGCTTGAATGCCTGTCCTCCGATACTGAAACCCCGTAGTGCTCCTTTTCGGATTTCTGCAGCGACTTCTTTTGCTTTTTCAATGTCGTCTCGGAGTTCTACTACTACAAACATGCCGACATCGTCAACTTCGCTTTTCCACAACCTCCCTTCGTTATCTGTATAATTTGGAACTACTTCCCCGACTTGTATGTTTGAATGCGCTAGTTGCACGTTTCTGTACTTCGGGTCCCCCATGAATTTTTTGAATGCGTTTTTGAGTGCTTCCTTGGTTATTTTGTCGCCTTGCTTGTCCACTACTTCTACGCTAGCATACCCAGCAACGATGAGGTCTCCGCCCTTAATGAGGGAGATACCGCTTTCGGCATTGACTCGTAGAGGGGATAGCACACTGTCTTTGGCTTAGACATTCATACTACTTATATGAAGCGACATCAAATTACTTCACTTTCGCCTCTTCCCTATCATCAGAATCGGTATACTGCGCGGCCTTTCTCTTCTTCCGTTGCCGCTTTAAGTGTGGATATGGCTTTTCGCTATCTTCTGTTGGTCGAGCACGCATGTCATAATCAGGCATCGACTCTTCTCCCTCTAGATGAGTGGGTCCTCTCGGACTCTCTGTGAGAGAGCCTACATCTATTCCAAGGCCCTTCGCTCCGCCTTGGAAACCAAACTGGTTCCCTCCCTCATACTTCTCCAACATATCCAAAACTCTCTCTATCACACTCAAGGCCTTACCCATATTGGGTTTAGTGACTAAATCTTCATCATCCAACTCATCGCTATCCTCTTCGATGTCCTCTTGTGCTTCTTCCGAGGGAATAGGGTCCTCGACCCTCTCAATCTTACCCTTTAGTAGCATACTGACTACTTGTCCCCAAAACGGCTTCAGGCTGTCGCTCAATGCAATACTGTAATTGTCCTCACCCATATCACTCAATACAGTTCTTGGGGAATGCACCCAACAACCATTACTCCCCTTTTCCAGCGTATAATACACCTCACTCTGGTATGGAACGCTAATTACTACTTCATCGTCCCTCACGCGCATATCATGTGGGAAGTGCAAATGAGGATATGATTTCGATAGCATTCCTAAGGTTTCCATACTGACACTCGACTCTCCCTCTCCTTCGCCTACCAGTCTAATTGGAGTGAGGCTGTATACATCCCTGCCATCTATCTCTTGATGCTTCACTCCACTGACCTTGACGTTCACTATGTCCCCCTCCTCGAAAGGCTTGGGACTGGAAACTGTCCCCACGTCTAGGTAAATCTCCCCATCATGCTCCACAGTTCTGTCTTCTATCCCCTCGTCATCAATGACTGGACCAGCCCCTAATCTGTAAGTGAAGGGCTTCTTCCCCCTTCTATCTAAGACTTTGAGATTGATTGTCTTGGTCGGTCTGAGAAGTACCCACTTAGGATGCCTTCGCTCCCCTTTCATGTAAGTGCTCTTACCATCTCTTAGTAAGAGAGTTTTATGCTCATCCAAGAAAGTATTCACCATATCCTCTAGTCCTTCCTCATCAACCAGTCTAGTATCATGTGGGCCGGGTATCGTGACCTTCTCATAACTGTCATACTGGCCTCTCAGCATCTTCAGTCTCTCTTGAACACTCATATCAGTGACATCGGTATCGTCATAGTAGGTTATGTCAATGATATGTAACTCATCGTCTTCCAGTACTCCATCTAGAGTACAATCCTTCTCTCCGAGTTTCTTAATTCCATTCTTGGCCCAACCGGGTATGCTTCGCCTTTTCCCATTCTCATCGAAGGCCTTCACTTTGTCCCCCTCCTTGGTCAAGACTATTCTCTCCCCGTCATACCACTTCGAGACTACCCAAGAACCAGTGAAACCCCTGAGTCTCCTCAAGTCCTTGAGAGTGAATATCCTATGCATAGGCCTGATAGGGGGGACCCAAGAAGGAGAGTCTTCTTTCATCAACAAGGAATCCGGGTTCAATAGGAAAGCCGCATAATCGCTCGGCTCGCTCCAAGTCAATTGAGTGAAGTCCTCAGCCGGTGTGGTTTGGTCTGGGTGGAACATGAACATGTTAGGCACATCCACTTCTGTCAATCGAGAGGCATCTTGTGCGGCCACCGCAGCAGCAACCTCATTATTCCACACTGAGTTAATCGTACTCATTGGTACTGGAAGAAGAGGCTCTTTGACTGTGTGCTCTCCTAAAACGGGTTTTCCAGTAGAGAAGTCGAGACCACTTTCAGCCTTACCTCTGCGATGATTTCCTAACTTCATAGCCATGCTGCTGCCAAATAAGTCCATGATTGAATATCCATCAGGACCTGTGGGATGAATCTCTCTTCCCGGCCCGAATTGTATGGACTCTTGCTCTATATCGTCTGGGAGTTTAGAAGAGTCGTAACCATCAGGATTATGCATTATGATATCCTTCATCCTGTGCTGTATGTATCTGCTCCTCGGTGTGAATTTCACATCGGTTTTGAATTTGCTGACATCTATATTGGTCTCCCCATCGAGCATGAGAGAATGAAGCATGTTCCTCTTTCCTTCTTTCCTCCTCTCCTCTGGGGCCCTTATGGTGCTCAGTCCCAAAAGAGCCATTGCAGGAGTAGCGGAGTGGTTTTTGAGATGATGTTCGAAAGAGCGAACGTGATGATGCATCTCCGCCATCACATCCCTTGCAGTAACAGGTACTTCCTCTTCTTCTCCAAGTGCGTTCTTGACAGTCTTCATACCATGGCCAAAACGCTCTAGAAATTCCTCATCGCTCAATTTGGTGTTATCTGGGTTCTTGGCCCAATTGGAGCCGAACACTTCCTTGACATGAGAATCCATGTTCTCAACATTCTGATATTTGTCGAAGAGATGGAGTTTGTCAGGACCATCTGTTCCATCAATGGTGGATATACCGGGATTACTCCTCATGAGTTGGTCCATTGACATGACCAGCCTATGGTCGTCATCACCCTTCAAACCGCTTTGTATTGAGTTCAGAACCTCTTGAGCATGGACTCTATGTTTTCCATCATTGGGATAATTGAGGTGGGTCATTAGTTCTTCTAGTGTGGTCTCCTTGTTCACAGGAAGACCATGTTCCTGTAAATGGTCGGGTAGGCCTGTGAAGCCAGTAGCATCTGGACTTACCATCTCCTTATCGAAACCGTATTCACTCACGGTGAGATTATTGGTGAAGGTGCTGCCATCTGGTAATTCGAAGGTGGCGCCTCGTGGTAAGAACATCAACGCTTGATTGGCTTCCTTGAATATTTTGTCAATCTCCACGGAAAGATTTGGATTGGAAGGGTCGAACGTGCCTTCCGGCTTCAGTTGTGCCAAAGCGCCAGCCATCTGGGTTATTGCACTGTAATGAGATTGAATCCTAGACCCCATATTCTCTAGTTGAAATGCTCCTCGCTGCCTTCCTTCTCCTTTCAAGTTCTCAGGATTCAGACCTCCTTGTGCACCCAAGAACTCCAACATACTACCGTAATCGGTGAAGTCTCCTACCCTCGCACCAAAGGAAGCAGGACTTTGGCTCAAACCCTCTGGTGTGAGATTAACGGTATTAGGTGCTCTATCTCTGTGTCCCCACCCCATTATGGTACCAATGGCGTGAGACATTATCGCTTGGTCAAGGGAAACCCGGTCATCTTTAGTATTGTCCCTATTCTCATCCACCATGTGCTCTTGCGCTACGTTCACGACATTCCCATATTCTGCAGCCTCACCAGCCTCAGCAATGTCAGTGGGTTTTGCCAGTTTGTAGTCAATCCCCTTTCCATGGGGAGTAATCACACTATGTTGTCTGGAAGATATGGTTGGTTTGAGCATATCGAATTCCTTACCAAACGCCGCTTTGATTTCTTTCATGCTCATGCCAGATAGCCTATTCACTAATCCGGGAGCAAGGCTAGACAAACCAGCGAGAACCTGATTCTTAGGATTGGCCGCTTTTTGCGTACCGGGGTCCTTGGAATTATTGTAGTTGGAAAGTATGGCTTGCGGGGTGTTGAAGAGATTGTAACGATGATTAAAGTAGGGCGCAAAGAGTCCTATATTATCTGGATTCACAGTGAACCTGTTACCATCCTTGGTCCCTAGTATACTGGTTGACATTCCTGTCTCTGGGTCTTCATAAGAGAGGTGGTCATGAAGCATCTCCATGATTGTATGTGGGTTCCTGTTCAAACCCCCACCAGCATATACTGATGAGAGGAAAGCGGCTAAACCATAATGCCCACCATCTCCCAATCCCATTCCTTGCATCATCGCTAATTCTTTGTCTGACAACTCATTCTCTTTGAAGAAGAGAGGACTGGTATGCAACAACATTTGATTTCGCATCTCCTTGGCTGACATGGCCACCCCGCTCCTTTTCTTGGCCTCATCGAGATGGACAGCCATGTCTTGTTCAGAGACCAACGGGCCGCTATGATTAGCATAGAAAGGATGCTCGCCCGGTGCGATAGCGGCACCACTCTCAGGGTCGAATCCCAAAGCGAGCATGATTGCGCTCTTGGATAATCTGTCCTCGGTATGCCCGGAGTGTATGATGTCCTTTATCTTGGTTGTTAGCGACTGATGTATTGCCGCTTGTGGAGACAGAATTGTTGGAGGGTCATCACCTAATTGCTCTGGGGAGATATTGGGCAAATTTCTGATTTCACTATGTATCTTACCTAACTCGTCAAAATGAATGCTTTCACTATTATCACTCCCATCTTGCAACTTCTCCGGCACAGTGAGTCCAAGAGCCTCTCTCATGGCTTCTACTATGTCATCACTGAGACCGTTCTCGTGAATAACGTCATGAAGGCTGTCATATAGTTCATCTTGGTCCTCCTTGCTCAGTTGTTCGTTAGTCTCTCTTGGATGTGGAAACGCATTGGGATTGGTGAAGCCCTCTCTCCTCCCTCCATAATTGGCCAAACCGCTCAAAGCGTGGTGAGTTGAACGCTTTATCCTCCCCGCTGATACAGTGCTTCCATCGGGCAATCTGATGTCTTGGTTCTCGGGTTTGTCGAGCCCACTATGCACTGCTCGCATTATCGCGCTCCTTTCCTTGGGGGAAAACCACTGTAACTGATGGAGGAATGCAGCCTCCCCTAATTTATGACCATGCTCTAGTATCTTAGGAGTGAGAGCCTCTCCCACACCTACGTTTTCTCCTGCTTCCATCCAAGCAGCGTAAGGGTCAACATCACTAGCCTCTGATAATGACTGTTTGGTCTCCCTATCCACAGCATCGCTCATCCAACTCCTTGCCCTATCATCGACATGAACCGCACGAAGGGCAAGTTCCTCCTCAGAGTGGTCATGTCCACTTGCTATGTCAGTAGAAAGTCCCTTCGACTTCACCTCGGCTATCGCGTTGTTCCTCCAAGACCCATCGTGGTCCAACTCCCCTGTCTCTGAATGAATGCTTCTCCAATCATCATCGCCTGAAAGCCATCTGTCGAAGTCCCTGTCATAGGCCCTCCTCATCGAAGTGATGTCAGAACCCTTGAGACCACCCAATGGACTCAAGCCATTATAGACGACTCCATTGCTTGTATTTATCCCAGCATGATGCGGGCTTTTCTCCTCACGCATGTAATCGTCTTGCATCTTCTCTATCGTCTCTGATTTCTTGGCATGAGTAACGTGTTTTCCGTGAAGAGGAAGGACTTGCTCAATTATCCTATTCACCCGCTTAGGAAGACCATTCCTAACATCAATGGCCTTTGAGGGGTCATAAGAAGAACTGAAAGGATGGTCGTCTGGATGGCCGAATGGCAAACCAGTATCGTCATTCACCTCTACGTCATGAGCATGGGAGGTGGCTATTTTATCCGCAATCAACTCCTTCTTCTTCTCGTTTGAAATTTCCACTCCCTCTGAGTCTAGTCTCTCCTCATCACTTAATGCGCCACGTCCTTTCACCCTACCCTTCCAAGGGTGCATGTCCGAGAGATGGCCGATATTCTGCTCTGCTATTTGTTTGTCCCTTTCTTCTCTGGATATCCACACTTGCTTTTTCTCTTTTCTCAATACGAAGGAGTTGCAAATGTTCTCTCGCCAAGTAA